CAACAGCTGATTGCCTCGATCACCCACCGTCCGATGCAGTCGGATGACGGGACGATGCGCCTCATGGCACAGATCGGATCAACCGCTCGCGCCACCTAAAGGGAGGGGGAGGGCGAAAGCCCTCCCACACTTGCTATGCGAGGATATTCTCTATACTTAATGCGGCGTAAGTGGAGAGGATGGAACCAATGTCGTATAGGTAAAGCAACCATACTCTCTAATAGGGCAGGTAGAGAAAGAGCTAATGCTGCTTGGGAATTGCTGGTAGGAAACGCTCTAACAGTACGTGTACAAGAGCAGTTTTTATCAGCTGATTATGGTATCCCACAAACTGTATGGACTGGAACCTCTCTGAAAGATCAAGACATTCTAAATAGAATATGGGAAATGCACGCAGATAACTGGGATAGAGGTAAAGTCTTACTGAACCGTTATGGTATAGATGAAAGCCATCCTGTTTGGCGTCTTCCAGACAAGCAATACGCTAAGAACCTTAGGCAAGAGAATGGCTGGGCAACCAGATGTCACATAGATATGTGCAAAACAGTTGGTACATGCCAGTCCCCTAACAGTTGTTTTGGAGCATTAGAGGTACGCATATGACTTCTGGTGTCTTTGGTTCCATAGCTATCACTGATGTTACAATCTCTGATCGTATCCGAAAGAAAAAGAGAGAAGATTTTGATCGGCTCAAGAAATCCATATCTCGGCACGGGCTACTGCATCCTATTGTGCTTGATAGAGATAACATTCTTGTTGCCGGAGAAGGACGGATAACCGCTTGTCAAGAACTCGGCTGGACCCATATTCCTTTCCAGTACATGGATGACTTAGACGATATCACTAGAGAAAAGATAGAGCTAGAGGAGAATAATGCTCGTGAAGACCTTACTTGGGAAGAGCAGCATAACGTTTATATGCGACTTGCTGCTTTACTAAAGCAAGAACAGCCCAACATAACTCTTGTGAAGCTGAGCGAGGAATTGAATGTTGATCCCTCTGTCATCGGTAAGCATTTCGTTTACGAGGAAAAGAAGGACAATCCGGCTGTCAAAGAAGTAGCTAGAACCAATGGGTTTGCAGCCGCACATAGAGCAGCCGTGCGTATTATTGAACGCGAGCAGTCTGATACACTTATGCGCCATGCGGCACCGTGCCGGGATACACACCAGTCCCCCATTCTAACCGCCAACTTCCATCACTGGGTACCCAACTACACTGGCCCACTCTTCAACCTCATTCACTGCGACTTTCCCTATGGCATCGACGCGGACCAGCACCAGGGCCAAAACTCTCAGCTTCGCGCCGACTACACCGACACCCCCGACGCCTACTGGGCGCTCCTAGACACCCTTACCCTCACTTTGGATCGCTTCTGCGCCGAGTCCGCCCACCTATTCTTTTGGTTCTCCCCACAGCACTACGCCCGTACTTGGGCGGCGCTAGAGCGCCTCGATGGCTTCAAGTTCGACCCCTACCCGCTGATTTGGCAACGAGGGGAGAATGAAGGCATAGCCCCAGACCCCGCCCGCCGTCCTCGCCGGGTATATGAGACGGCTTTCTTTGGCTGGCGCAACGACCGCAAGATCATTCGCACCAAAGCCAACTCAATCGTCGCCCCAACAACCCGAGACATCCACTCCCACGAGAAGTCCGTCGTCGCTCTCCAACACTTCTTCGAGATGTGTGTAGATGGAAACACCCGACTCTTTGATCCCACCTGCGGAAGCGGCTCCGCCCTCCGAGCCGCCCGCGCCCTCGGCGCCCGAGACGTCTTCGGGCTTGAGTCCAACTCGGAGTACGCAGACGCTGCGCGACGCGCTCTCAACACCTGATCGCGTCATCGTCCGGTGCGGTGAGCGCATTGAGGTCATCACCTACACGCAAGAGGGCACCAGCATGGTAGCCGTCAATCCGCGTCGCGCTATCCAGCTTGCCCACGCCCTCATCCGGTATGCTCTTGAGAAGACCGAGCCATGACCGTACGTATGGTCCTCTTGGGCGAGGCGTGGGGTGCCAACGAGGCCGAGGCGCGCGCCCCATTCGTCGGGGCCAGCGGTGCCCAACTAATCAAACTCTTGGCGGAAGCAGGCGTAGTGAGTACGGACCAGGGTCGTGCGCTCTCCGGTGCTCTGTGGTCGCGACAGTACCGCCGCCGAGACTCCATCCTCGAAGAGGCGGGCATCCGTCTCACTAACGTCTTCAACTTCCAGCCCCCGTCCAACCGCATCGACGCGCTCTGCGGTCCTCGTCACGACGGGCTGCCACCCATCCGAGCTGGAAAGTACCTTCGCGCCGAGTTCTACCCGGAGCTTGAGCGGCTTCGTGCCGAACTCGCTGCTTGGAAGCCGAACATTCTGGTGGGGTTGGGGGCAACCGCTCTGTGGTTCGCTACCGGTGCAGGCCAAATTACACGCAAGCGCGGCACCATCAGCGACACTCCTTACGGCAAGTTCCTCGCTACCTTTCATCCTGCCTACCTGTTGCGCGGCGCAGCTAACATGCGCCCTATCGTCGTCGCCGATCTCGCCAAGGCTCAACGCGCGTCCGGGACACCTGAGGTGTCCCGACCGGATCGCACCATCTACATCCCTGAGAACCTCGATGACCTCGCTGACGCCTTCCGCCAAATCGAGCGCGCACGGCTCTTGGCCGTGGACATTGAGACGGCCAAGGGCCAGATCACTTGCATCGGGTTCTCTTGGACACCCGATCAGGCCCTTGTGATCCCGATCTGGGACGCCTCCCGCAGCGACAATTCCTATTGGAGTGAAGTTGATGAGCCTCTCGCGTGGGAATGGGTTCGACGAATTTGCGGACTGCCAGTGCCTAAAGTCTTTCAAAACGGACTTTATGACCTCCACTACATCTGGCGAGGATACGGTATTACAGTCGCGAATTGCTTTCATGATACAATGCTACTCCATCACGCCCTCCAACCTGAAGTGCAAAAAAGCCTTGGATTTCTTGGCTCACTTTATAGTGACGAGCCAGCCTGGAAGCAAATGCGACACCGTACCACCCTGAAAAGGGAAGATGTATGACCGACTTCCGCCGCGTCATCATCGAGTCTCCCTTCCGCGCACCCTCGCGTCGCTTAGCGCGCACAAACGTCAGCTATGCCATCGCTGCCATGCGGGACTCGATAAATCGTGGTGAAGCCCCTTTCCTCTCGCACCGTATGTATCCAGGCGCTCTCGACGATAACATCGTCATCGAGCGGCTCCTTGGTATCGACTTGGGCTATGCTTGGTGGCCCGCCGCCGAGGCCATCTGCTTCTACTGCGACCTCGGCTGGTCATCAGGAATGCTTGACGCCAAAATGCGCGCCAAAGCACAGGGCAAGAACACGGAGGAGCGTTACCTTGCGAAAGATCGCCACACGAACCATTGATCCAGAGCGGCTGTCGCGTAATGACACCCTCTGGGTCTATAACGGCCTCGATTGCTGCATAACCCACGAGGTTCTCGGCGCCCTCGTCCCGCAGATCACCCCGGTGACAGGGGCAACGTACCGCTTCAGTCGCGATCTGCAAGGACCAATTCTCGAGATGAATATGCGCGGCCTCCGCGTCGATCTGTGGCGCCGGGACGAGGTGCTCGCGGACTACCGCACTAAGATGGTCATGCTGGAGCAACAACTCGATGGGATCGTGCGTGATGGGATCGGCTTCGCGGAGTGGCGAGCCACCTCTTCTTGGCGCTCCAACAAGGATATGTGCTCCCTTCTTTACGGATGCCTTGGACTTCCAGTACAGTGGAAGCGCAGCGGCGACGGCAAGCGATCTCCTACCACCGACCGCGACGCCCTTGAAGTGCTCGAATGCTACTGGCTGGCCGAGCCAATCATCCGGCACGTATTCGCCCTGAGGGACTTAGGGAAGAAGGTGTCGTTCCTCCAGACAGCGGTGGACCCCGATGGGCGGTTGCGCACCTCGTTCAACATCGCCGGGACCACGACGGGACGACTCGCTTCGTCGTACAGCGACTTTGGGACGGGCACCAATCTCCAGAACGTAGAGAACCTCCTTCGCTCCGTCTTTGTGGCCGATCCAGGCATGAAGTTCTGCAACATCGACTTAGAGCAGGGGGACTCGCGAGGTGTTGGCGCGATACATTGGCAACTCTTTCGAGACGCACGCTACCTCGATGCTTGTGAAAGCGGCGATTTGCATACTCATGTGGCGCGTGGAGCCTTCCGACACCTCCCTTGGAGCGGTGATGCCGCCGCAGATCGCAAGCTGGCATCTGGTAATTTCTACCGTTCCTTCTCGTACCGTGATGCAGCGAAGCGTTTGGGACACGGCACCAACTATCAGGGACAAGCCGATAAGATGTCTCGGGCCACCCACATTCCCCTGACCCACATCAAAACTTTCCAGTCCAATTACCTTGAACAGTTCCCCGCCTTCCCGCTGTGGTGGCGATGGGTCCAAGAGGCCCTGCGTGATACCCGACAGATAACAACCCTCTTGGGCCGTCAGCGCCACTTCCTCGGTGACTGGAAGGACGCGGAAACAATACGTCAAGCAGTCGCATACGAACCCCAATCAATCACAGCGGACACAATCGATCGCGGCCTTCTCGCGTTGTGGCGCGAGAACCGGGTCCAACTCCTGCTTCAGGTCCACGACTCCGTGCTCTTCCAATTCCCAGACCACCTCGAACACGAGGTGGTTCCGTGGGCCATCGCACAGATTGAACAGCGAGTAGCCCTGAAAGGCGGTCGCACGTTTGTGATCCCTGGAGACGCCAAGGTTGGATGGAATTGGTCGGACTCTTCATCCGATCCTGACGCGCTCCGCAAGTGGAGCGATACCACGCGCCCGCAGCGACGCACTCGAAATCCCTCTTTTCCCTGACGGAGCCGCGCCGTGGTTGCTGCAACCAATATAGCTCCCTTCTTAATGCCAGATCGCCAACTCGCATCATGGATGGCAGGGTTTCTTGAGTACACAGAGGGCATCCAATCCCCGCTGATACACCGGCGATGGGCAGCCATTTCCACTGTGGCCGGGGCTATGGAGCGCAAAGTATGGCTGCGATCCCAGGGCGAGAACATCTACCCGAACGTCTATGTCTTCCTCGTCGGCCCTCCAGGAACCGGGAAGACCCGCGCTCTCATGGCCTGCTGGCGGTTATGGAACACCCTTGAGGGCTACCATGTCGCCGAGATCTCCCTTACCAAGGCGGCGCTGATCGACCGCCTCGCAGAGGCCAAGCGCCAAATCTATACGGGCGGTATCGAGGACTACAACAGCCTCCTGATCGCCGCCCCCGAGCTCGGCGCCCTGTTGCCGAGCTACGACAGCGACTTCATGAACACCCTAACCCACCTCTACGACGGCCACCTTTACACCGAGCGCCGCCGCTCTTCCAGACAGGACTTCCAGCCCATCCTTAACCCCAACGTCAATCTCGTGGCGTGCACCACGCCCGGCTTCCTTACCTCCGCTATGCCTGCATCCGCCTGGAACGAGGGCTTCCTATCCCGCGTGTGCATCGCCTACTCCGGCGAAGTCGAGATCAAGGAGTTTGACCTTGCAGAGTCCAACCCTCACCATGGCAACGCCCGCCTCCGCGACGCCCTGATCCACGATCTTCGCAAGATCAGCGAGCGCTCCGGCAAGATGAGTTGGACCGAGCGCGCCATCGCCACCGCAGAGGATTACAACCGGCGCGAGTTCGACATCATTACCGATCAGGGCATCGCCCTCTTACCCAAGCCAACCCACCCGCGCTTAATGCACTACAATACCCGGCGCCCAGTCCACTTCCTCAAACTTTGTATGATCTGCGCCATCGACCGCGGCACCGAGCACATTGACCTGCCCGACGTCCTCTCAGCAATCGACCTAATGATAGAGGTAGAAAAGGCCATGCCAGACGTATTCACCGCTATGTCTTCCGGCGGCGATGCCCAGGTGATTACCGATTGCATCTATTGGGTGATGACTGAGAACATCCGGGCCAAGGACGAGGGCGTACCAATGCATCTCGTCCACGAGTGGCTATCTAGTCGCGCCCCCGCCACTCACGTCCAACGCATCTTCGAGCTTATGGTCAAGGCCAAGATGATCCGGGTTCTCGAAATCCCTGGAGGGTACGTCGTCAAGACAAAGCCTCAGGCGGTTGCCTAGCCGCCCTGTGCATCTCTTGGCGCACTTCGTTGAGCTGGCTCTTCTCCATATCCTCGGCGTCTATCAGTGAGTTGCGTGCTCCCTCAAGGGTACGCAACAGTTCGTCGAGCTTCACGTGGATCGCCATAGTGTCGCGCGACTGTGTGGCCTGGATCAGAAAGACCATCAGGAAGGTCACAATGGTGGTCCCGGTGTTGATGACCAGTTGCCAGGTATCGCTGAACGCGAAGAGTGGGCCGGTCGTGGCCCACACGACCACCGTCGCGAGGGCGGCGAAGAACGCCCACTGACTTCCAACGGCCTTCTCGACCCTTCGTGCCAGCGCGTCGAACATCACTTTAACAGCTTAAGTTCATTCAGATACTTGCGAGCGGTGAGGTCGTGCTCACCTT